CCGCGAACGCGAGGCCCACGCTGCCGCACTTGAGCGCGAGCAGATGCAGGGCGTCGCGGCGGCCCTCAAGGCGCAGGGCGTCGTGGGCACCATCATGCACGGCACGGTGGGCCAGGTTTACGAGCGAATGAACGGAGGCTACTAGCATGACCCAGGAACAGCAGTCCATCGACCTCATGGCGGCCGTTGCCCGCGTGCAGCGCGCCGTGGTGGTGCCCAAGGCCAAGTACAACGCTTTCGGCAAGTTCAGCTACCGCAGCTACGAGGACATAGTGGCCGCGCTGAAGGAGCCGTGCGCCAAGGAGGGCCTGGCGTTCTTCATGACCGACGAGCTGGTGCAGATAGGCGACCGCTACTACGTGAAGTCCACGGCGTGCGTGTTCCCCGCCGAGGGCGGCGAGGGCCTGCTGCAGGTGAGCGCCTACGCCCGCGAGGACGAGCACAAGAAGGGCTCGGACGACGCCCAGGTGACCGGCATGGCGTCGAGCTACGCCCGCAAGTACGCGCTGTGCGGCGCGTTCGCCATCGACGGGCAGAGCGATCCCGACGCCATGGAGGAGCGGCCCGCGCCCGAGGAGAAGCAGCCGCCCGCAGACGGCCCCTTCACGGCCCACTGCCGCAGCTGCGGGGCGCGCTACCAGTTCGCCAGCATGCCGCAGTACATGGAGTTCGTGGCCAACAGCCCGTGCTGCCCGCGCCCCGACTGGCAGGTGGAGTAGATGCAGGCGCTCACCGAGGAGCTGGACGAGCTGACCGACAGGCTGGAGGCCGAGCTGAAGACCTGCAAGGAGTCGGGCTGCCAGTACGCCGAGAACGAGGCCGAGTACCGCAAGGCCCTGCGCATCGCCATCCTGAACGAGCGCCAGAAGGGCACGCCCGTCACCATCATCGGCGACGTGTGCCGGGGCCAGGAGCAGATAGCGGAGGCCAAGCGCCGCCGCGACTGCTCCGAGGCCATCTACAAGGCCTCGCAGGAGGCCATCAACGTAATCAAGCTGCGTATCCGCATGGTAGACGCGCAGATCACCCGCATCTGGAACAGCGGGGACGTAACCCAAGGAGGGTATCTATGAGCATCAACCGCGTGTGCATATCCGGCAACCTGACCCGCGACCCCGTGCTGCGCTCCACGTCTGGAGGCATGTCCGTGCTGTCCATGGGCGTGGCCGTCAACGACCGCCGCAAGAACCAGCAGACCGGGCAGTGGGAGGACTACCCGAACTTCGTGGACTGCACGCTGTTCGGCACCCGCGGCGAGAAGCTGGCGCAGTACCTCGCCAAAGGCAGCAAGGTGGCCATCGAGGGCAAGCTGCGCTATCGCAGCTGGAACGACCAGCAGACCGGCCAGAAGCGCAGCGCGCTGGAGGTCGTGGTGGACGAGCTGGAGTTCATGAGCGGCCAGCAACAGCAGCAGGGCTACGCGCCGCAGCAGTACGCGCCCCAGGCGGCCCCGCAAGCGCCGCAGGCCCGCACGTACGGCCAGGGACGCCCCGCCCCGGCACCTGCGCCGCAGCAGCCCGCCTACGCGCCGCAGCCGGCCACTCAGCAGGCGTACGCGCCGCAGCAGCCCGCGCCGCAGCAGCAGGCCATGCCCGATCTGTACGACGAGGATATCCCGTTTTAGGGAAGGCGACGGCGACACTATGGGCATGGTTATACACGACGACTTCTGGGCGGCCGCGCAGGCCATGCCCGAGAAGCAGCGCGCGCCGTTCATCTACGCCATCGTCGAGTACCGGTTCACGGGCAAGGAGCCGCAGGGCAGCCCCGCGTGGCTGCCTACCTTCCTGGTGCTCAAGGGCAGGCTCGACATGGGCGACGAGAAGAGCGAGCGCGCAAGGAAGGCGGCCAACGCCCGCTGGGGCAACAGGCCGGGGAAGGAAGACGCGGTGGACGATGCGGCGGCACGGACGCAAGCCGATGCGCAAGCACATGCGGGAGCATATGCGGATACAGATGCAGTCGCACATGCGCAAGCAGATGCGGATGCACATGCAGGCGCATCGAGTTGCGGCAATGCAGAGGTTGAGGTTGAGGTTGAGTATATAGATAACCCCTTAATCCCCTTTGACGAAATCGTGCATGCGCTCAACGAGGCAGCCGGCACCCGCTACCGCTCAAGCAGCGCCAAGACCCGCAGGCTGATACACGCCCGCTGGGCCGAGGGCTACCGCCTCCCCGACTTCCTGGCCGTCATCGACACGATGGCAGCCGAGTGGGCGGGCGACCCGAAGATGGCCAAGTACCTGCGGCCCTCCACGCTGTTCTCGCCGAAGTTCGAGGACTACGTGAACCGCGGCCCGAGGACCCGGAAGGAGGCCGACGGCTATGCCGAGTACGACTGAGTGCCCCCACTGCGGGGCGCAGCTGGAGGTCCGCTACGTGGTGCTGGCTGGCCGCCGCACCTTCTGCGGCTGGAAGCCGTGCGGCTGCCCGGGTGCCGTGGCGGAGCGCGACGAGCGTTCGCGCCTTGAGGCCAGGGCCAAGGCCGAGGAGGCCGCAGCCAAACGCCGCCGGGCCTACGAGCGGGCCGGAATCAAGCCCCGCTTCATGACGGCCGCCTCCCCCATGGCCGAGGGCATTGCCGCGAAGGTTGAGCAAGGGCGCGGGGCGTACATCTGCGGCCCCGTGGGAACCGGCAAGACCCACCTGGCGAGCGCCGTGGCGCGGCTCCTGGTGGACGGCGGCACCAGCGTGAGGGTGACCGACATGCTGGGCGTGCTGGCCGCCATCAAGGGCACCTACGGCGGCGACGGCACCGAGGACGGCGTGCTGTCCAGGCTCTCCCGCGTGGGGTGCCTGGTGCTGGACGACCTGGGCAAGGAGTCCCCCACCGACTGGACGCTGGGGCAGGTGTTCCGCGTCGTGAACGACAGGTACGAGAACATGAGGCCCGTGGTCGTGACCACGCAGTACGGCAAGGGCGACCTCATACGCCGCCTGGCCAAGAACGGCGACGAGGAGACGGCGGTGGCCATCGTGAGCCGCCTGTCGGAGATGTGCGACAAGTACGAGCTGCAAGGCAAGGACAGGAGGCTATCGAATGGCAAACGTTGACACGCTGCCCGAGATCCTGCGCCCCCTCATGGAGGGGCCGAGCATCGAGACGCCCAGGTGCGCCGTGTGCGGCGCGCCGTGGCCGCTCAACCGCCACCACATCGTGAGGCGCGGGGCGGGCAAGCTGTTCCGCGACGGGCGCGAGGTTCCCAAGCCCACGGTGATGCTGTGCGGCAGCGGCAACGGCAGCGGCTGCCACGGGCTGGCGCACGCCAACCGGCTGCACTTCCGCTGGGTCAGGGCCGAGCAGAGGTTCAACCGCCCCGCCCCGCCGGGCTCGGGGCACTGGGAGTACCTGCTGCTGCCGGAACCGACCAAGTACGCGGATGCCCTGGCCATGGACGGCTGGGGGCGGCTGCCGAGGGGCAGGCGGTGCATGTGAGCGGGTACGAGCCTTCAAGCGGGTGGAACCTCCCGCCCGGGTGCTTCGAGTCCGACCCCAGGGCACCGTGGAACCGGCCCGACCCGTGGGAGGGCCGCACGTGCCGGGAGTGCCGCTTCTGCGGCCGCGTGCAGGGCGCTGGCGGCGAGGCCGTGTGCGCCTGCGACGCCATGACGGGCAGCGGCCCCGACGTGGAGGCGGTAGACGAGACAAGCGAGGCATGCGAGTGCTTCGAGTTCGAATAGGAGACGAAACGATGAAGAAGATCTACGCGGTGGCCACGGAGAGCGACGTGGTGCTGGCGTTCGAGAGCAGATCGGACGCAGACGAGTACGCAGGCGAGCACGACGGCATGGCGGTGCTGCCGGTGCCGTGCGTGGGGGCCTACGAGTACCCCAGCGAGAAGCCGGCCACCGACTGGGACCGAATCGCCGACGCTCTGCCGAGGGGAGGCGAGCAGGCATGAGGCTGTACATGTGCGCATGCGAACGCTGCAGCAAGGAGGTGCCGGCGACCCTGGCGGGTTACGCCAAGATGGTGCTGAGGAACAGCGCGCGAATCGACGGCAAGGCAAGGGCCTTGTGCCCGGAGTGCGCCGAGAGCCTGCGGGCGTGGTTCCTCGCAGGCGCGGTGAAGCCGGAAGGAAGGGAGTAGCCATGGGAATCATCTGCGATACCTGCGGGCGCGATATCGACGCCCTGGGGCAGGACAACATGGGCGTAGACGCGCCGCTGTGCGAGGACTGCTGGAGCGGTCAGAAGAGCCTCGCGGTGCAGGACCGCCACCTGCAGAACCTCCACCGAGAGAACGAGCGCCTGCGAAGCGAGAACAAGGCGCTGGCCGACAACCTCGCCGAGGTGGGGCGCAAGCTCGCCGATGCCAGGCAGAGGCTGCGCAGCGACGGGCCGGCAGACTGCAAGAGGCTGCGCCGCGAGATCGAGACGGCCTACGAGGTGAGCCGCGAGCGCGCCCTGGCGCTCACGAAGCTGGACGAGTGCGAGTTGTGGCTGGGGCGCTGCGAGCCCAAGGAGACGGCGGCGCCGACGCTCGGCGGCGCGGCACAGGAGGCGGCCATGCCTTGCCTCAAGGCCGACGAGGCGCGCGGCTTCGCGATGCCCGACGTGAACGTGGAGGTGAAGGCCGAGGTAACGGCCGAGGAGTATGCCAAGAGCCTGCGCGAGGCCATGAAGCCGGCCATGCGGATGGCGGTGGAGTAGCCATGGAGCAGCAGACCGAGAAGCCGAAGCGCCGACCCAGTATCGAGGTACGCTGCCCGAAGTGCGGCATGCGCGAGATCTGGCACCACCTGCCCAAGGGCGGCGACCGCTGCCGCTGGTGCGGCCACCTGTTCGAGGACTTCACCTACCGCAAGGTCGGGCCAAGCGCGAAGGAGGGGGCGCGATGACGAACTGGGAGCACCTTTTCGGCACGCCCGAGCGGGCCATCCACACGGAGACGGAGTTCCACTCGTGGTCCTTCTTCATCGCCGTGTATGAGACGAGCCGCATGAGCAGCTGCACTACCAGCAAGCGGCTGCTGGCCAGCTTCTGCGAGGAGGCCGACTACCTGGAATGGCTCAAGGCCGAGTACGACGACGGCACCGTCGAGTGGGAGGAGCGATGAACCGCCCGGGATGCAACTGGGGGTGCCTGCTGTTCATAGCGGCGGCAATCGCCATAGACGCGGCGGCCATCTACGCCATAAGGGCGCTGGCGCTCGGGCTCATGGCCATGGCCGTGGCGGCGTGCGGATAGGGGCAACCGAATACGGAAACAGGCAGAGGGCCGTCCTTCGGGGCGGCCTTTTCCGTGCCCGGCGACACGCTTGCGACCATATGTGCCGAGAGATAGGAGACGCATGGCGAGAGGCGAGACATACGAGGAGTTCACGGCAAAGTTCGAGCCGAAAAGGACGACGGACGACTGCTACACCCCGCCCGAGGTATACGACTGCGTGCTGCGGTGGGCGCACCGGGAGTACGGGTTCGACCTGGCGAAGGTGGCGCGCCCGTTCTATCCGGGCGGCGACTACGAGCGCGAGGAGTACCCGCAGGGCTGCACGGTGGTGGACAACCCGCCGTTCTCCATCCTGAGCAAGATCGTCAAGCACTACCAGGAGCGCGGCGTGGGCTTCTTCCTGTTCGCCCCCACCCTGACGTGCATGGGCATCCGCAACTGCTGCAAGGTCGTGGCGGGCGTCGGCGTGACGTACGCCAACGGCGCAAGCGTCAACACGTCGTTCGTGACCAACCTCGACCCCGCCCAGGCTCGCAGCGCGCCCGACCTGCACTCCGAGCTGGATGCCGCGATAGAGCGCCTGCGCCGCGAGAAGGCCAAGGCGCTGCCGAAGTACGAGTACCCGGACGAGGTGCTGACCGCGCCCATGCTGGCGCGCTACTCCAAGTACGGCATCGACTTCCGCGTGGGGCCGCAGGAGTGCAGCTTCACGAGGGCGCTCGACGCGCAGCGCGTGCAGAACAAGGCGATATACGGCAGCGGCTACCTCATATCAGAGCGTGCAGCCGCAGAGCGTTTCGCGCTTTCGCCGCGCGAGCGCGATGTGATCGCGTCGCTTGGCTAGCGCGAAACTAATCAGGAAGGAGGCCGCAGGTGCCCAAGAAGGACAAGCCGCTCACGGCGAAGCAGGAGGCGTTCGCCCGCGAGATGGCCAAGCCCCGCGCCAAGCAGCAGGACGCGTACCGCGCGGCCTACGACTGCAAGCGGATGAACTACAACTCGATAAGCTGCGCCGCCTCCAAGCTGATGCGCGACCCACGAATCGCGCACAGAATCCAGGAAATCCGCGACGCGGCCGCCAAGGACTGCCGCTGGGAGCTGCAGGACGCGGCCGCCCCGCTGTTCGAGGTGCTGGACGGCGCGCTGCCCATCTTCCGCCGCCAGGCGGCCGAGGGCAGCATCAACGGCGACGCGCGCCTGGCCATAACCGAGAGCGTGAAGCTGCTCAACGACATGTTCGGCGTGGACGGCGCGAAGGCCGCCATGGCGGAGGCGGGGGTGACCATCGTTGACGACCTCGGTTAGGCTCTCGGACGTCGTGGCCTCCGTGTTCGCCGGCGTGTGGCGCTCCATCAAGGCGCACGAGTTCACGCACTACTGGTTCAAGGGCGGGCGCAACTCCACCAAGTCGTCGTTCATATCCATCGCCATCGTGCTGCTGATCATGCTCAACCCGGAGGCCAACGCCGTCGTGCTGCGCAAGGTCGGCAACACGCTGCGCACGTCCGTGTACGAGCAGATAGGCTGGGCGTGCGACGTGCTGGGCGTGGCGCACCTGTTCGACTTCGGCCTGTCCCCCATGGAGGTGACGTACCACCCCACCGGGCAGGTCATACGCTTTGTGGGATGCGACAAGCCGAAGAAGCTGAAGTCCGCAAAGTTCCGCACCGGCTACTGCGCCGTGGTGTGGTTCGAGGAGGTAGACGAGTTCGACGGCATGGACGAGGTGCGCAGCGTGCTGGCCACGTTCCTGCGCGGCGGCGACATGTTCTGGGTGTTCTACAGCTACAACCCTCCCCGCTCGGCTCGCAACTGGGTGAACAAGGAGGCGCGCGACCTGGAGGCCCACCCGGGCGAGGACGGGCGCTTCATATGCCACACCACGTACCTGGACGTCATAGACGAGCACCCCGAATGGATAAGCGCCACCGCGCTGGCGGAGGCCGAGCGCAGCCGCCGCAAGACGCCCGAGTCCTACCGCTGGCAATGGCTCGGCGAGGTCATAGGCACGGGCTCCGAGGTGTTCCCCGACGAGCTGCTGGACATACGTCCCATCACCGCGGAGGAGCGCGCGTCCATCGCCCTGCGCTCGTTCGGCGTGGACGCGGGCAGCGTGCACCCGTGGGTGTTCATGGAGGCGGGATACGACGAGAACGAGCGCGTGCTTTACCTGCTGGACGAGGAGAGCCGCCAGGGAACCGAGGCCATCGACGTCAAGACCGCCGAGTTGGTGGCCGCCAAGCTGCAGGAGGCCGAGGACCCCGCCGCCGACGTGTGGTGCGACAGCGCGGCGCGCGGCATGATCCTCTACTACCAGGAGCAGGGCATCGGCGCGCAGAAATCGCTCAAGCAGGGCCTGAACGCGCCCAAGAGCCGCATCAGGTGGATGCAGAACCTCACGCGCATAGTCATCGACCCCGACCGCTGCCCGCTCGCCGCCAAGGAGTTCCCCGAGTACGAGTACGTGTCGAACGGGCAGGGCGACATAACCGAGACACTGCCGAAGGTGAACGACGACGCGATAGACGCGGCGGGCTACGCCGCAGGACTGTGGATAAGGAGCAACCTCTGATGGAGAAGCGAGGCAACACGGGCTACGCCGAGGCGTGGCTGCGCCGCATGGGATACCAGCCGGACACCCGCATGCAGGGCATGGTGGGCGTCTGGTTCGGCTGGTTCGCGGCGAACAACGGCTGGTACCACTACAGCGAGCGGCGCGGCTTCCGCGTGTACAAGCGCGAGCGCGCCAGCCTGCACCCGGCGGCGCTCGTGGCCGACGAGTGGGCCAGTCTGCTCATGAACGAGAGCACGATCATCTCCAGCACGAGCGACGAGCGCCGCGCCTGGATGGCGCGCTACTTCGCCAACCCCAAGGCGACGGGCGGCGTCGGCGACGAGGGGCACGAGGACGGCCAGGCCGCGCCGCAGCCGACAGAGGACGGCGACGCGCCCACATCGTTCGCCATGGACAACGCCGACTTCATAGCCCGCGCGTTCGCCATGGGCACGGGCGCGTGGGTCATCGAGCCGCGAGGCGTGACCGACAGCGCCTACACGCCCGACGCCGAGCTGCGCATCGTGCGCTACGACGCCACGCAGATAGTCCCGCTCACGTGGAGCGCCGACGACTGCACGCAGTGCGCGTTCGTGGGCCGCGTGGAGGTCGCCGGGCGCGACTACGACCAGTGCCAGGCCCACGTGCTCAAGGGCGGCACCTACCACATCCTCACGCAGCTGTTCGACACCAAGACGCACAAGCAGGTGGCGGTCGAGGGCATCAGCGCCGACATGGACACGCGCTGCACCCGCCCGCTTTTCGCGCTGGTGCGCCCCGCCGTGTCGAACCGCTTCTACGACTACTGCGCGATGGGCGCGAGCGTGTACTGCAACGCCGTGGGGGCTATGAAGGTGGTCGACGAGGCCGCCACCTCCCTGCTCGACCACATTCGCGTGGGCCGCCCGCGCACGTTCGTTGACAAGACCCTCATAGAGTCCAAGACCGACAAGGGGCCGGACGGCAGCCTCACGAAGACCTACTACGCCTTCGGCGAGGCCGACGACACCATCTTCAGCATGAACCCCGGCGACGAGGGGTCGGCCAAGATTCAGACCGTTCAGAGCGACCTCAAGGCCGACGAGAACGCCAGCGCCATCAACACGGGCCTGCGCCTGCTGTCGGTGGCGTGCGGCTTCGGCAACGGCTACTTCTCCTGGGAGTCGCACACGGGCCTGAAGACCGCCAAGGAGGTGGCGGCCGACAACTCGCAGCTGATGCGATCCATCCACCGGCACGAGAACGCCCTGCGCAAGTCCATCGTGCGCCTCGTGAACGGCATGGCCGACGCGTGCCGCAGCATCAAGGGCGAGGCCGTGCCCTACGGCGACGTCACCGTGGACTTCGACGACTCCATCATCAGCGACACGCAGAGCGCGCGAGAGATGGCCATGAGCGAGGTCGGCGCGGGCATCATGGCCCCGTGGGAGTACCGCCGCCGCTTCTACGGCGAGACCAGCAACGAGGCCAAGGCCAACGTGCCCGAGCAGCAGGGCGGCGCGTTCGACATGTTGGGCGACGGGCTCGCCTGATGCTGGGGCCGGACTACATAGAGCACTTCACCGACGCAGCGCAGGGGGCCATGGACGAATACACCCTGCGCCTGGTGTGCATCTACGCCGCGCTCATAGGCTCCATCGACTTCGAGGGCGACAGCGCCTACTCGCAGGCCGCCCGCAAGGCGGCGCTTGCCGCCAAGGACGTGCAGAAGGCCATGAACGAGGAGGGCCGCAGAGCCGCGCGCGAGGCTGCCAAGGCTGCGGCCGAGGCCGTGGCCAAGAGCGCCGAGGCCGACCTGGCCACGCTGGGCACGGCCATGGGCGCGCTGTCCAAGACGATGCAGTGGAGGCTGCACAACTCAGCGCGGGCCACGGCGGCGGGAGTGCAGGACGTAGTGAGCCGCGACAACCTGAAGATGCCCGCCAACGCGCAGCGCGCCTACCTCGAAGTCGTGGCGCAGGCCGTGGCTCGGGTGAACTCGGGCATGGCGGGCTACGAGCAGGCCACCCGCGAGGCCGTGCTGAAGCTGGCGCGGCGCGGCGTGTCCGTCGTGGACTACAAGAGCGGGGCGTGGGCGCAGGCGGACGTGGCCATGCGCCGCCACATTCGCACGCAGGCGGTGCAGGCCGGCAGCCGCAACACGCTGGAGCTGCTTGAAGAGACCGGGCACGACCTCGTGCAGACCTCCTCGCACGGCGGGGCGCGCGAGAGCCACGCCAAGTGGCAGGGCCGCGTGTTCAGTCTGTCGGGCAAGTCCAAGAAGTACCCGCCGTTCTACCGCGAGACGGGCTACGGCTCTGTCGATGGCCTGTGCGGCGCGAACTGCAAGCACGACTTCGGCATCTACGTGGAGGGCCAGCAGCTGCGGTACGAGCGCGATCCAGATGGCGGCGACGAGAAGCGCGAGGAGCGATACCAGGCAGAGCAGAAGCAGCGCGAGCTTGAGCGCGGCATACGCGCCGCCAAGCGCGAGGCAACGGCCCTGGAGGCCGCCGGGCTCGACAACACCAAGGAGCGCCTGCGCCTGGGCAAGCTGCAGAAGCGCCAGCGCGAGCACATAGCCGCCCATCCCTACCTGTCCCGCGAGCGCACGCGCGAGGCCGCCGTGGAATCGAAGGAGCGCATCTACCCGCTTGCCACGGACAAGACCTGGGTGCGCGAGAAGTTCATGCTGGGCAAGGGCGCGGGCACCGCCGCAGACGTGAGCCGCCGCGCCGTGAACGGCAGGGCCTACCACGACAAGGTGGCGTCCCTTCCCATCCCGAAGCGCGCAAGCGAGGCCGTGTACGCCGAAAGCCGCCGCATCCTACGCGACCGCGACGGCACGGGCTACGAACGCATGTCCGTCGTGTCGTGGAAGAAGGGCGAGCGCGTCACCGACACCTTCGGGCACGGCCTGAAGAGCCAGGCGTGCGGCCTGACCGCCAAGCAGGTGGAGGCGTGCAGGCACACCAAGGGCGGCGTGGTGCTGATCCACAACCACCCCATGAGCTCGCCGCCGTCGTGGACCGACATTCGAACGGTGGCGGAAAACGACTGGGTGCGCAGCTCGGTGGTGGCGTGCCACGATGGTACAATCTACGAAATCAAGGTGAACGACCGCAGCGTCGTGCAAGCGTACGAGGAGCTGCGAGAGCTGGCGAAAAGAGAGTGCCCGAACGCGGGCGGCGATGTTATCGACCAGCTTGCCACCGAAATGCTCTACGAGCGAAACGAGGAAGCGAAATGGTTCAGGCTGACAAAAAAGAAGTGACGCCAGAGGACTGGGTGCTCGTCATAGATGACAGCGCCTCCGAGTCGAAAGCCGCCGAAAAGCTGACCAAAGAAGAGCGCGAGGAGCTTTTTGCCAAGTCCCGCAAGGTTCTGCGCGACGCGGGGCTGATGAAGTAGACCAAGCGACAACCGAGTAGACGCACGGCATCAAGGCCGCCCATCACGGGCGGCCTTTTCTTTTGCCTGGCGACACCTCGGGGAAGATGCGGTCACGCGATGGGGCGGCGATAACATGCCCCGCACGCGACCGCGGCGACAACGGCGGGCCATCCAAGCGCGCAGGGAAGCGCGACAACCAAACACGGAAGGAGCAAGCGATGGCTGAAGACAACAAGCCCCAGGGAAACGAGGGCGGCGAAGGCCAACAGACCGAGCCCCAGAAGGAGGTCGTGTCCTACGCGAAGTACAAGCGCGAAACCGACGAGTACCAGGAGCAGGTGAAGGCCCTCAAGGCCGAGCTGGAGCAGCGCGACAAGCAGATCGAAGAGTTCACCGCCAAGGCGGGCAACGCCGACGAGCTGCAGGCCGCGCTCGACAAGGCCAAGGCCGACAACGAGGCGTACAAGGCCGACGCCGAGAAGCGCGAGGCCGACATGCGCCGCGACTTCGCCATCGACACCAAGCTGGCGCAGATGGGGGTGCGCAACGCCAAGGCTGCACGCGCGATCATCCCGAACATCGCTGACGCGAAGCTGGACGAGCAGGGCAACCTCACGGGCATCGACTTCGAGGCCCTGAAGAAGGATAACGCCTACATGTTCACCGACCAGCCCCGCGAGAGCGCGGGCGGCGACCCCAAGGGCGGCGCAGGCTCCGACGGCCTGGCCGACTTCCGCGCAGCTTTCGGACTCACCGACGAATCTTCAAAGGAGTAAATCATGCCAAACAGCATCGAACTGCCCAAGGGCTACGAGAACGTGCTCATGGAGGCGTACCGCAAGGAATCCCTGACCGCAGTGCTTGAGAGCGCCGCGCCGCAGGGCAACATCGCGCAGATGGAGCAGCTGGGCGAGTTCTACTATCCCGTCTACTCCATGGGTGGCCTGGGCGACGTGCAGGCCAACGGGCGACTGCCGCAGAACAGCGGCGCGTCCCTGACTTGGAAGCCCATCAGCGCCAACTACGACCGCGGCACCATCCTGGAAATCGACCAGAAAGTGGACGCCCAGTCCTTCAATCTGGCGTTCGGCAACGCCGCCGCGCACTTCAACCGCACCAAGGTGGTGCCCGAGGGAGACGCGTTCGTGTTCTCCACGCTGTGCGCAGGCACCGGCATCACCAAGGAGCAGAAGACCTACTCCGACGGCGCGGACATGCTCAAGGGCCTGAACGCCGCCATGTGCGACATGGACGAGAAGGAGGTGCCGGAAGAGGGCCGCGTGCTGTTCATCACCCCCACCCTGCTGGGTATGGTGAAGGACCTGGACACCACCAAGTCCCGAGAGGCGCTGGACGGCTTCTCCTCCATCGTGAAGGTGCCGCAGTCCCGCTTCTACAGCGCCATCGACCTTTTGGACGGCACCACCAAGGACGAGGAGATCGGCCACTACAAGAAGGGCACCGGCGCGGTGGACATGAACTTCCTAATCGTCCACAAGGACGCCGTGGTGCTGCGCTGGAACTTCGCGCACGGCAAGGTCATCGACGCCGAAGACAACCAGCAGGGCTTCGGCCACCTGTTCAAGTACCGCAAGTACGGCGTGTGCGGCGTCCGCGAGAACCTGGCGCACTACATCACCGCAGGCATGAAGGCCGCGTAGGAAGGAGGCGCGACATGCGCACCGTTGGACTGGCCTTCGAGAAGGAGGCCCCGAAGAAGGCCAAGCCCGCCAAGGGCAAGGCGGAAAAGCCCGAGGCGAAGGCCGCAGACGAGCAGCCCGCCAAGGGCAAGGCGGAAAAGCCCGAGGCGGCCGAGGACGATGGAAACTAGAGCCCCGACCCACGAGGACTACCTGGCAGCCGGGCGCGGGGAGCTGTCCGCCGAGGAGTTCAAGGCGGCGCTCCCCCACGCCACGGCAGCCGTGCGCGACCTGATCTTCCCCAACGAGCCGGACGGCTCCGAGGAGTGGGCGCGCGCGGTCATGGCGGCCTGCGAGGTCGACGCCGCATACGGATGCTCGGGCGGCATCATGGAGGGCGGCGGCTTTACCGTCGGCTCGTTCTCGTGGAACCCCGGTACCGAAGGGGCCAGCACCTACCGCAGCGACATGGAGGCCGCCGTCCGCCGCGAGCTGCTTGGAACGCCGCTGCTCTACGCGGGCATCGGGGGTACCAGATGATGCGGGTGCCGCGCTCGGCGCGGCCCTCCACCATGTCCGTCAAGGTGCCCAGGGAGGGCGGCTACGGCGGCGAGTTCGAGCAGCCCGTCGAGGTGCGCCGCGTGCGCTTCGAGCCCGTCTCGGCGTGGCTCGTGCGCGAGTACGCCCTGGGCGACGGCGCGCATGGCCTCGTGATAGCAGACGGCGCGGACAGCCCCGGCATGTTCGACGTGCCCGTGGGCAGCCGCGTGAGCATCGACGGGGGCGAGTGGATGAACGTGGCGAGGTGCACGCCCCGCCGCGCGTTCGGCACCCGTCCCCACCACTGGGAACTGGAGGTGAGGTAGCCATGCCCGCAGCAGTTACGGTCGACCTGACCAAGCTCATGAAGCGTTTCAGCGCGAAGGAGCTGGAGGCCAAGCAGGTGAAGTTCGCCATGAGCGTGGCCGAGGACATGAACGCGTTCACGCCAGAGGACACCAAGCGCATGCACAACTCCATGCAGGCCGCCTCCGACTTCAGGCAGGGCCTCGTCATATGGGACGCCGACTACGCCGCCTACGTGCGCGACCTGCCCGACAGCTCCATCAAGCACGGCAAGAACCCGAGGGCCAAGGCCGACTGGCCGAAGGCCGCGAAGGAAGCGCACGGCGAGGACTGGGAGCGCCTGGCCGTCGACCTCCTGACCGAGGGGGCGTGACATGGCCCCGGACGTGATGGAGGCGGCGAAGGCCGCCATAGAGGCCCTGGGCTACGGCCCGGTGCTCCTCACCCGCCTGGCAGCATCGCGCGGCCACGACGACGCGGTGGTGCTGAGGCCCATGCCCACGGCCGACGCGGTGCGCCACATGGACGGCACCCGCCGTGTCGGATACGTGCTGCAGGTCATCGTGAAGGACACCTCCGAGGCCAAGGCCATGGGCGACGCCTACGACCTGGCCGACGCGTTGGACGGGGCCGACCTGTCCTCGCCCACCGGCTCCTACGGCTTCACCAGCGCGGCGCTGTACACAGAGCCGCAGGAGATAACGCCGCCGGAGGGCGGGCCGTACCTGTGGGAGTTCCGAATCAAAGCGACCATAACCATAGAGAAGGGATAACGATGGCAAAGAAACAAGACCTGGGCTTCGCGCCCAACTACATGAGCGCGCTGGAGATCGACACCACGCCAGACGCGGCCAGCCCCACGTGGGCCATCTTCTCGCGCGGCATCACCGAGGTGAAGCCGACCACCAACGAGACCACCGAGACCAAGGACTACTACGACGGCTACGGCACTCCAACCGACAAGGTGAAGAGCGTGCAGCCGCAGTACGAGGTCACAGGCGACCGCTGCTACGGCGACCCCGCGCAGGACTTCGTTGCCGGCCTGGCGCTTGAGACCGGCGAGGGCCGCGCGGGCCACTTCCGCCACACCGACCCCAACGGCGACGTGGTGGAGGGCGACTGCACCTACCTGGGCCTGACCGTCGGCTCGCAGCAGGGCGCGGCGTCCGACCCCGGCGCGTTCTCCTGCACAATCTCGGGCGCTGGCGCTATGCGCTACATCCCCGCCAACAAGCTCAAGCAGCCCACGGGCGTCACCTGCACCGCGCCGACCGGCCCGGCCGTGGGCAAGTCCATGAAGCTCGCGCCGACCGTCACGCCCGCCGAGGCGAACGCCAAGTGCTTCTTCGCATCTGGCAACACCGACGTGGCCACCGTCGACAGCGACGGCAACGTGACGGGCGTGGCCGCAGGCGAGGCGGTCATCACCGTGCGCTGCGCGTCCAAGCCGAGCATCTGCACGCAAGTGAAGGTCACCGTGGCGGCGAAGTAGCCGCAGGCGACACCAGACATAACCTCCTGGACATGGGGGCGCGGGCTAGTGAGCGGCCCGCGCCCCTTTTCTATGCCCGACGCTCACCGCTCACGAAAGGGGCAACAAATGGAACTTCTGAAAAACATCCGCGCGTACGAGGACGTGTTCTTCGAGGACCCCGAGGAGAACCCCGACACGCCGCGCTTCCGCGTGTGGTTCGACGACAAGCACATCGAGGAGTACCTGGCCAAGGTCGGCAACGCCATCGACCGCGCGCAGGCCAACGAGCAGATGGCCCGCGAGGCCGACACCCCCGAGAAGGCGGCCGAGGCCAACGCCGCGCAGGCCCGCCTCATGAAGCGCACCATCTCGGCGTTCATCGGCACCGAGGGCTGGGAGCAGCTGCTCGCGTGGATGGGCGGCGACGAGGGCCCCATCGCGCCCGAGGAGAACATCCGCATCCTGGGCGAGGTCTTCGCCACGTTCCTCAACATGTTGGCGCGCCACGCGACCAGCGAGCAGCTGATGGCGTGCGGCCTTGCATACAGCGAGCGCGCCGATCAGGTCCAGGCGCTCAACCGCGCCCAGCGCCGCGCCAAGGCCAAGCGCAAGAAGAAGGGCGGCAAGTAATGCTGCCAGCCGCGCTCACGGCCGAGCGGGTGCGGCTGCCCGACGGCACGAGCGCCACGCGCTACCCGTGGAACGGCGAGGAGGTGCTGGTGCGCGACGACGCGCTCACGATCATCCGCGTCATCGAGGTGCTGACCGACGAGGGCAAGTCCGACGACCAGCGCCGGGACGAGTTCCTGGCGCTGTTCTTCGTGGACTGGGCGGACGCGTGGTGCGCATGCGACTACGACGCCGCCGAGTTCGTGCGGATGCGCGACGCGGCGGTATGGGACATGTGCGGACTCGACCTGACCGGCGACCGCCCGCACGAGACCCCGCTGTGGGACTTGGAGGAGGACGCGGCGCGCATACGCACCAGCTTCCGCCAGGCCTACGGCATCGAGTGGGACGAGGTGCGCGGTCGCATCAGCTTTGCCGAGTTCGTGGCACTCGTGGGCGGCTGCCCGCAGGACACGCCGCTCGGCGCGGCCATCCACTACCGCAACCCGGCGACCAAGCCGAAGCCAACCAAATACAACAGGCAGGAGGTCGAGGCCTGGAACGCCGCCCACAAGGCGTTCGAACTCGGCAAAGGCCGCAGCTCACACGGCTCTGAGGAAGGAAGCGACGCGGCGATGCGCGATGTGTTCGCCGCGCTCAAGAGAGCGACGAGGTGAGCATGGACGGCAACGTCATCATCAAAGCGGTGCTCGACACCGTTGACGTATCCAAGAACATCAAGGCCCTGGAGCGCGACCTCCAGGGCATCTCCTGGAAGAACATAGCCGAGGGCGACGAGAAGGCCGCGAAGCTGTCGTCCTCGTTCAAGAAGGCCGGCACGGCCGCCACGGTGACGCTGACCGCGCCCGTGGTGGCCGCCGGCAAGGCCGTATTCGGCGTGGCCAGCGACTACGAGCAGGCCAACGCCCGCATAGCCGCCGCGTTCGGCGTGTCCGGCGAGGAGGCCGAGCGTTTCAGCGGCATAGGCAAGCGCATATACGAGGGTGGCTGGGGCCAGTCCCTGGACGAGGTCAACGATGCGCTGATCCAGTGCAAGTCCACCCTTCGCGACGTGTCCGACGAGGACCTGCAGACCGTCACCACCAACGCACTCATGCTGTCGGACACCTTCGGCGCAGACGTGAACGAGTCCATACGCGGCACCAACGCCCTCATGGAGGGCTTCGGGCTGTCCGCCACCGAGGCCAGCGACCTGCTGACGGCGGGCATGCAGCGCGGCCTGAACTACACCGACGAGCTGGGCGACAACCTGAGCGAATACTCCGTGCGATGGGGCGAGGCGGGAATGAGCGCCAGCGAGTACTTCTCGCTGCTCGAAGCGGGCACGTCCAACGGCGCGTACAACCTGGACAAGGTGGGCGACTACCTCAACGAGTTCCTGACGGCGCTGTCCGACGGCCGCATGGAGGAATCCATCGGCTCGTTCAGCGAGGGCACGCAGGAGGTCTTCGAGAACTTCAAGAACGGCAGCGCCACCGCCGAGGACATGCTGCAGGCGGTGCTGGGCGACCTCACGCAGATGCCAAACGAGTACGACAAGGCCGCGCTGGCCTCCACCCTGTGGTCCTCGCTGGGCGAGGACAATGCCATGGGCATGATCGAGTCCCTGGCTGGCGTGCAGGACAGCTTCGGCGACGTGGCGGGCGCTGCGCAGCAGGCCCAGGAGGCCGCCTCCGACAGCTTCGCCGTGAAATCGCAGGAGGCCATGCGCGAGCTGCAGGGCTCCATCGAGCCGCTTGGCGAGCCGCTGCTCAACATCGCCACCAACGTGGCGGGTGTCGTCAAGTCGTTCTCCGAGTGGTTCGCCGGCATCGGCGAGGGCGGCCAGACCGCCGTGCTGGCGATCGCCACGATAGCGGCCGCCATAGGCCCCGTGCTGTCGACGGTCGGCACCGTCGTGGACACCGTGCCGAAAATCGGAGCGGCCTTCCAGGTGGTCGGCAAGCTGGGCACCGGCGCGCTGGGGCTCATAGCCGCGCACCCCGTGGTAGCGGCCATAGCGGCCATCATCGCCGCCGTGGTGCTGCTGTGGAACAACTGCGAGGAGTTCCGCGACGCGGTGACCGCCGTGTGGGATGCCGTGTGCGCCGCGTTCGAGGTGGCCACCCAGGTGGCGGGCGACGTGGCCCAAAGCGTCGGCGAGTTCTTCTCGCAGCTCGGCGAGACGCTGGGCGGCGTGTGGGACGGCATCTGCTCCACGGTGCAGGGGGCCATCGACGCCATAGCCGGGTTCTTCCAAGGCCTGGCCGGCACCGCCTCGTCCATCTGGGACGGCATCTGCAACGTGGTGCAGGTCGCCGTGATGCTGCTGGGCGAGATTCTGAACCTGGCCATCGAGACGCTGCTCATACCCTGGAACTTCATCTGGGAGAACTTCGGCGAGCAGCTGACGGCGGCATGGGACGCGATCTGCAGCGCGGTGGGAAGCTACATCGACGCGGTGAGCCAGGTCATCACCGACGTGGTGACGGCGCTCTCCGAATGGTGGGGCGCGACGTGGGAAGGCATCAGCGGCACCGCCAGCGCCATATGGGAGGCCATCTACGGCGCGGTGAGCGCATACATCCAGTACGTTAGCGACGTGATAGGCGCAGCCCTTTTGGTCATCCAGGGCGTGTGGGACACGGTGTGGGGCGCGGTGAGCTCCACCGCCTCCAGCATATGGGATGCCATCAGCTCGGCGATAGGCGCGGCCATCAATGCCATCAGCTCCACCATATCGGCGGTGCTGTCGGCAATTCAGGCGGTGTGGGACTCCATATGGGGGGCCGTGAGCAGCACGGCGTCGAGCGTGTGGGGCGGCATCAGCTCCACCATATCCAGCATCGTGAACGGCATCCGCGACACGATCTCCAGCGTGTTCAACGCCGCCAAGGACACCGTGAGCAGCGTGTGGAACTCCATCAAGAGCGCCATCGAGACGCCGATACAGAACGCCCGCGACACCGTGCGCAACGTCATCGACTCCATCAAGGGGTTCTTCAACTTCTCGTGGTCGCTGCCCCACCTGAAGCTGCCGCACCTGTCCATCTCCGGCAGCTTCAGCATCTCCCCGCCGAGCGTGCCGCATTTCGGCATCGACTGGTACGCCAAGGGCGGCGTGTTCAACGGCCCCAGCGTCATCGGCGTCGGCGAGGCGGGCCCCGAGGGCGTGGTGCCGTTCAACGAGCGCGGCGCGCGCCCGCTGGCCGAGGGCATCGCCAAGCTGCTCGACGGCAAGGGCGGCGCGGCCCATGGCGACACGAACGTGACAATCAACCTGTACGCGACCGTGCGGGAGGAGGCCGACATCGAGAAAATCTCCCGCCAGCTAGCCAAGGAAATCAAACGGCAGGAGTGCTTCGCATGATATACAACGGCTTCGACTTCGCGCCGTGGTTCGACACCCGGCTCGTGACCCGCTCGCTGCTGCCCGAGTACGAAATCGCCACGCGCGACGTGCCCGGGCAGCCCGGCTCGCGCTTCATGCGCGCAGAGCTGAAACCCCTGACGATAGACGTGGCGGCGGCCTGGAGGGCACGCCCCGCCGACGATATGGCGGCCCTTCGCCGCCTCATGGCCTCGCGCCTGCTGTGCCTCAAGGAGGCCGAGCTGTGGCTGGACGACGAGAGGCACCTGGGCCTGCGCTACATGGCCGTGCTGACCTCGCCGGGCGCGCTCGACACGTTGTGGCACACCGGCGAGGCCACGCTGACGTTCACGGCATACGACCCCGTGGCCTACGGGGCCGAGGGGCGCGCAACCGTGTCGGGCACCTCGGGCGTGCAGGTGGGCGGGACGTTCCGCACCTACCCCACCGTGACCGTCAGGCCCGGCGGCAGCACGTCGGCGCTGCGGCTGACGAACATGGGCACGGGCGAGTTCGTGCAGATCGACAAGGCGGTGACGGCATCGAGCGCGGTGGTCATCGACATGGCCGCCCCGCAGGCCACGGTGGACGGCAGCCCCGTGCCCGTGACCTTCGAGAGTGACTTCTTCCCGCTGGAGCCGGGGGCCAACAGCCTCAAGCTGTCCAGCGGCACCGCGACGGTACAGTGGACGGAAAGGTACGTGGGCTGATGATTCTGTGGGCATGCGACCGCTGGGAGGCGTACAAGGGACCCATCAAGACGCTGTTCGAGTGCGAGGACACGCGCGAGGTCAACGGCGAGAACGCCCTGAGCATCACAACGCTGGCGCGCCTGGACAAGGGCGACCGCCTGGTGTGGCGCGACCTCAAGGGCCGCTGGCACGAGAACATCGTGGACGGCGTGGAAGAGGAGCGCGCAAGCGCGGGCATCCTCTACACGTACTACTGCCCGACCTCGGCGCAAATCGAGCTCCTGGGCGACTACCTGGAGGACAAGCGCCCCTACGACGTGAGCGCCTACGCCGCGCTGGCCTCGGCGCTGTCCTCCTCGCGCTGGCAGGTCGGAACCGTGGCCGAACTCGGGCAGGCCGGCACGAACTTCTACCACACCAACGCATGGGCGGCCATCCACGACGTGGCAGACACTTGGGGCGGTGAGCTGTCGTTCGAAATCCAGGTGAGCGGCACCAAGGTGACCGCACGCCGCGTGTGCATGGCCAAGCAGGTCGGCGAGGACAACGGCAAGCGTTTCACCTACGCCAAGGACCTCGTGAGCGTCAAGCGCAGCGTGGACGAGGGCAACGTGTGTACCGCCCTGTACGGCTACGGCAAGTCCCTGCAGACCGCCGACGAGGACGGCAACCTGACGGGCGGCTACGACCGCAAGCTGACCTTCGGCGACGTGAACGGCGGGCGGAACTGGGTGGGGTCGGCCGACGCGCTGGCGCGCTGGGGACGGCCCGACGGCAAGGGCGGCAAGGCGCACGTGTTCGGCGACGTGGAGTTCTCCGACTGCGAGGATGCCGCCGAGCTGAAGAAGCTCACCGAGGCGCAGCTGGCGCAGTCGTGCGTGCCCACCGTGTCCTACACTGCGGACGCCGTGGCGCTTGCGCGCGCCGGCGAGGGCTTCGAGGGCGCGGACGAGGGCGACCTGGTGACCGTGGTGGACAAGGTGTACGACCCGCCGCTGCGCGTGCGTACCCGCATCACCAAGGTGGTGGAGGATCAGCTGCGCCCCGGCGAGGTCACCTACACGTTCGGCAACTACCAGACGGTCGCCGAGCTGATGGCCGCGCAGAAGTCGGCCGCCAAGTCCACCGCCTCGACCATCCGGGCGACCGTGACCGAGGCCGTGAACGCCTCGAACAAGGCATCGACCGGCAAATGGGGCGAGAGCCTGGCGGCCGCCGAGGAGCGCCAGAAGGCGTACGCCAAGGAGGTCGGCGGCGCCGCCCAGGACTACACCGACCAGATAAGTGACGAGCTGGACAAGGCCCTCAAGGAGTACGCCGACAACGGGGACACCACGCTGGAGGAGGCGCTGAAGAAGTACTCCGACGACGGCAACCTGGGCCTGGACGAGGTGCTGCGCCTGTACACCGACACGTCGATAGAGCAAAGCGAGAGCGTGCTCAAGCAGATAGACGAGGCCAACAAGGAGTACCTGGAAGGCGTCACGGGCAAGCTGGACGAACGGCTGACGAGCGCCGAGGGCGAGGTGGATGGGCTGCAGAAACAGCTCGACCAGCTGCCGACGGATATCCGCAAGAAGATCGTTGACATGCTCAACAGCGAGGTGAACACCACGGGCGGCTGGGTGTACGAGGAGCCCGGCCAAGGCATCCTGGTGTACGACAAAAAGCCCGAGAGCGCCACCAAGTGCGTCAAGATAGGCGGCGGAATCATCGGCGTGGCCAACTCCAAGTACTCCAGCGGCGCGTGGAAGTGGCGCACGGCCATAACCGGCGACGGCGTGACCGCCGACGAGCTGACCACGGGCCGCATCAAAGGCGGGAACTCGTACTGGGACCTCGACAGCGGGGCCTTCTACCTGCGCGACGGCTCCATCTTCATGACCGACAGCAACGGCAACAGGGTCTATATCAACGCCACCAACGGCTTCCAGATATACGACAAGAACGGCTCCATCATCGCGGGCACCGTGCTGGTGGGCAGCACCTCCATGTTCCGCTGCAACATGGTCGGCACGTCGTCAACCAACTACATCACCACCGGCACGACGACGAACAACCACCCGGGAGCGTCGTTCGTGAACGGCTCGACCGAGTACTGCACCATCGAGGCCGTCCACGCGAAGGACAGCCCCACGGCGAGCTCGACCGACGGCGTGGGCATATCCACCTGCGGCTACGGCTTCCTGGCAGTCAACCGCTACTACCGCCAGACGTGGCTGACGACCCCCTACTACGCGGGCTACATGAGCCATCCCGACGAGCAGCTGTACATGAGGAGCGGCAACAGCAACGCGGGCGGCTCGGCGTACGTGAAGCTGCAAGAGAACTCCAGCAACTACGTGTACCTGGATAGCAGCCGCGCAGACATTGGGTCGTCGGGCACCGCCAGGATACTCGCCCCGAAGTTCGCCATAGGAACCAACCCGAGCAGCGGCGGCACCTACGGATACACGGGCTCCACGCAGTTCATCGGGTGCATCACCAACAACGGCAACAACTGGACGTGGGGCACCATCAACGTGGTGAACGGAATCATTACCGGCATGAGCAGCATCACGGGAAACTAGACCAAGCAAGAGAGGAAACGGAATGTTCTACCACCTTGTGCAGCAACCCGAAGCGCCGCAGGCGCTCGACGGCGCGCCGAAGCCGCCCGAGGCGCTTCCGGTGTTCGAGTGCATCAGCGACCCGGCCACGGCGCGGGCCATCGTGGAATCGGAAGACGTGTTCGAGTTCGACGGCAAGGGCGGCTTCACGCTCGTGTCCAGCCCCGTGGCCGTCATGGACGCGGAAGGCGGCGAGGCCAACGCCGTTGACTTCTCGGCGCTCACTGACGAGGAGATATGCGGGGTCCACAGAGCGCAACCCGGCGACATATCGCGGACACTTGCGGCCGAAGGAAAGGAGTGAGGCATGGCAACGCACGAGCTTACGCTCAACCTCAAGAAGACCAACATAGCGCCGCCCGTCATCACCGTGCACCAGGGCGACAGCGCCGAGGTCCTGAAGGCCGCCATCTACGACGGCGACAAGAAGGCGGCCCTGACGGGCTGCAAGGTGCACCTCATGGCTGCGAAACCCGACCACGCCTACGTGGAGCAGCAGTTCACTGACATCAGCGACAACGTGGCCACCGTGACGGTCGACCCCGCCGTCTTCGGCGTGGCCGGGCTGCTCAAGGTGTGCTACGTGCGCGTGCGAAACGCGGCGGGGCTGGACGCCACCACCGAGAACGTCCTGGTGAACGTGCTGCCCTCGGCGAGCGCGTCGGGCGAGATATCCGGCCCGTACGTCGATGCGGTGGAGGCGATCATCGCGAACCTTGAAGGGCAGCTAGCCGACGTGAGCGCGCTGAACGCGCAGATGCAGAAGGCCGAGGCCTCCCGCGCGAGCGCGGAAAACCAGCGCGCCGCGAGCGAGAAGACGCGCCAGACCGCCGAAACCGGGCGCGCAGAGGCGGAGAAGAAGCGCGCCACGGCGGAAAGCGCCCGCGTCACCGAGGCGGCGCAGCTGAAGACGGCCTCGCAAGCCGCCACGGCTGCGGCAAACGGCGCGGCCTCGAACGCCGACGCGGCGGCAAACATCGCCATGCAGATAGCCAACAGCGTGGCGCAGGGCAGCGCGGGCAGCTCGGACATGGCCAAGCAGAAGCAGCAGATAGCCGACCTGTACGGCAAGCTGGCCGACGCCACGGACGCGTTCATCTACGACGACGGCACCGTGTACTGCCCCGCCTCCAAGGCCAGTGCATCTGGCAGCACCATCACGTTCGGGAGCACCTGCACGGCGTCCGGCACAACCCTCAACCTCAAGTAGAAAGGCAACGAAATGGCACAAGCGAAAACCCTGTCGGTGGGCGGCATCGGCTACGAGGTCATCGACGATATCGCGCGCAGCAACGCGCAGACGGCGCTCAACAACGCCGAGTACAACCGCCAGGGCCAAATCGGCAAGTACGGCGGGCAGAACATCGCCACCATCCTGGCGGGAGAGATCGGCAGCGGCAGCGTGTACGACGCGCTGCATAAGCGCATCGCCGCCGCGAACTTCGCAGGCCTGCGCGTGGGCGACTACCTGGACGTGCCCCTCGTGAGCGCATCCGCCGTCGCCGCCCAGCAGTCCGTGCGATTCCTCCTGGCCCATATCGACCCGTACCTGTACTGCGGCGACAACAGCAAGGGGCACCACATCGCGTTCGTGGCGTCCGCTCCCGTATCCGTGGCCAAGACCGCGACCGGCGTGGCCAACGACAGCTTCCTGATGTGGAACACGACCAACACGAACCAGGGCACCGCCGACCAGAAATGCCCCTACCCCAACAGCAACCTCAAGGCGTGGGAGACGGCCTTCGAGGCGTGCCTGCCCGAGGGGCTGACCAAGTACCTGCTCACCCAGCGCGTGCTGCTTGAGGAGCGGTACAGCGCCAGCGGCGCGCTCAACGACTCCAACTCGTGGAGCTGGCAAGATATCGGCAAGGTGTGGTCGCCCTCCGAGATGGAGGTGTACGGCTGCCCAGTGTGGGGCACCAAGGGCTACAGCGTGGGCTTCGACTGCCAGTTCGACCTGTTCCGAGACACGGCGCACCGAGTCAACGGAAATCGGTACCGTTGGTGGCTGCGTTCCGTTGCGTCGGGCTCCGCGTCCTAC